GATGTTGGGTTACCTGCTAGTGATGCTAGGAGTCAAGAATGATTTTTTTAGATAGCAGATATGTTGATGGAACTTTATTTAAGGCTTGGCACGCTGGTAAACAAGAATACCATTTAACAGTATTTAGAAATTATCCGACAACCCTACTAGGTTACTTTATCTATGAGTGGGTTGAAACTGACCGCCTAGATTTATTGGCTAAAAAATTTTTAGGAAACTCTTCTTTGTGGTGGAAAATACTTGATATAAATCCAGAAATTATAAACCCTCAAGACATTTCTGCTGGTACTCAACTTAGGATTCCAAATGCGTAATACGGGAACTCAAAGCAGACTTAGTAGTTATTACAGTGTGTCGTATCCTGACTTTCCATCTATTGACATACAACCAAACGAAGTTGTATTGCATCAAGAGATGGGTAAGCACGACATCCTTGAATTACGATACACCCTCTTAACTCCCTTTATTCTTAAAGCATTAAAGACTGGAACTCCAGTTCAACTTACTTGGAAAAATGATAAAGTGTCTGGAAACTTCTTTGGTTATACCACTGTTGTATCTTTGCCAATTAAATATCAAGATTATCAAGAAACTAAAATTCAATGTGTAGGAACTTCTTATCCTTTAAAAGAATCAAGTTTTAAAATTTGGACTAATAAAACGGCTTCTCAAATAGCCATTGAACTTGCTAAAAAAGCAAAACTAAAGCCAATGGTTACTCCACATAAGACAATCTTTACTCAACAATCTTTATCTGGAAAATCTTATTGGGAAAAATTAAACGAACTTGCGGAAACCATTGGTTATGGAATGCAAGTCTCTGGCACTGAACTACACTTTCATCCAATTGATAAAATGATTAATCAATTTATGACAACAATCCCCGTTCTATATTCTGATAACTCTTTTGTTTCCCCATTTAATAATTTTAATGCGCCAACATTAGATGCCTTTGAGGCTCGTATAGGAGTACGAACATAGTAACTGGCGTTGATCCTGTAACTGGAAAGGTATATTCATCAACAACTTCTCCAAACAAAGTTGGAAAATCAATACGAACAAATACTAAAGATCCTTTATTTTTAAAAAATAGAACAGGCATTGTAGTAAATAGCAGCGCTATGGCTAAGTCATTATCTGAAGCAGCCTCTCATTTAGGAAGGTTATCTATCCCAGGAAAAGGCAAGGCGCAAGGCGATCCAAGAATTGCTCCTTGGAGAACTGTTGAGGTTCAAGGAACTCAGGGTGGGGGAGATGGCTTTTGGGTTATAAAAAAAGCAATTCATTCTCTTTATATTTCGGGAGAGTATGGGGTGGAGTTTGAATGTCGTACAGATGGTGTAGGAGGTAATAAGCCGAGTGCTTTTAGACCATCCTCTGCTGGCACTGTTCCATACAGAAATATACAAAATGATATGATAGGTAATTCAAAAAATAAACCAAGTGTGACTACGTTGAACTCTAGTAAGACACTAGTTTCGCAAGGCTCATCGGGATATAAAACAACCCCTAGAAATTGGAGAGGTAACTAATGGCTCAGAAAGCAATTGCACTTCCCTTCTCTATTGATTCTTATGGAAAGGTAAGTTCAACCCAATCTCAATCTAAAATATGGTCTGATCGAGTTAAGTCTGTTTTAGCCACCTCTTTGAGAGAACGAGTAATGCGACCAAATTTTGGAACTTTAATTCCTTACACTTTGTTTAATTCAGAAACTGAAGCAACCGCTCAAATTCAATCAGAGGTTGAAAAAGCCTTTGCTCAACAGTTAGACTTACTGACTCTTCAACAAACAAATGTAACAAGTGACATTTATACAAGTACTTTAACCGTTGAAGTTATTTACGGGTTACCAAACGATGAGGTTACTAGCACACTCATTGGCTTGGTCTTCTCTCAAGGTGCTAACCCAATCTACGAGGAGTTACTATGACCGTTGCGCCCGCATCGAATATCCCTATTTCAATTGATTACACAGGAAGGGATTACTACTCACTTCGTGAAGAATTAATTGCCAGAATTCAAAATCGTATACCTGAATGGAATGCTTCTGACCCAGCAGATTTTGGTGTTGCCCTAGTAGAAGCCTTTGCATATATGGGAGACTTAGTCTCTTATTATATTGATCGAGTTGCTAATGAATCATATATTAGAACCGCAACACAAAGAGAAAGTTTATTAAACATCGCTTTAACTTACGGCTACACTCCAGCGGGCTATAGAAATGCAACAGTAGATTTAGTCTTCACTAACTCATCTGATGCTGAAGTAACTATACCTGCAGGAACGGTTGTGAGTGGCCAAGTAATTATTGATGACACTGTTGAAACAGTATATTTTACAACTGTTGCTGAGGCTGTAGTGGATGCAATTGTTGGAGAAAATCCTGGAGAATATACAGTCAGTGCTTCTGAAGGACGGTCCGTAACATTAGTTGCTGATGACACCACTGCATACGGAGAGTTAGTTGGAACCTCTACTGGAACTCCAGCAATGCGATTTGTTCTTGGAGAGTCACCTGTAGTTGATGGTTCTGTAGAAGTATACGTTCAAGATGGAGATTTATTTTCTAAGTGGACGCAAGTTGAACATCTAATTGATTACTCAACTAATGACTTAGTTTATTCTTTGTTTATTGATGAAAACAATTTTGTTTACGTAACCTTTGGTGACGGTGTTTCGGGTGTAATTCCAACCAATGCTTCTGAAATTAGAGCGCTGTACACTGTTGGTGGTGGTGCTATTGGTAACATTGAGCCAGCGACTATAGATACAATTGAATATCTTCCTGGGTTATCAGAAGGCCAAACAACTGCAGTGCAAGGCGCTATAACAGTAACAAATGAAATTACCGCCCTTGGTGGTTCTAATCCTGAAACTAATGATCAAATTAGAGCATCAGCACCAGCCTCTCTTCGTTCTGGTAATAGAGCGGTAACACTAAAAGATTTTTCAGATCTTGCACTATCTGTTAGCGGAATTGGTAAAGCCAATGCAACCGCTGCAGTTTGGACTTCGGTTACACTGTATATAGCACCAAGTAGGTCTGCAACTGATACAGATATTGCTCCTGGCTTAGATGACAACGATGACCCGACCGCAGAGTTTGAAAGAATACAAGAAGACGTAGAAGAGTTTTTAACTGACAAGGTACTAATAGGGACAACAGTTACAGTTCAACCTCCTACTTATACCGATTTAATTTGTACTCTTGCTTATACAAAGACTGACCAGTATACAACTGCAGAGGTAGAAGAGAACATAAAGATTGCTATCTTAACTGGCTTTGGTTATGTAAATGCAACCTTTGCAGAAACTATTTATCCAAGAGATGTTGAGTTCATGGTGTTACAAGCACCTGGTGTAAAGACCGTAAATGTTACGGCTCTGCATTTAGCGGCTGGTTCTGGAGCCAATACTATGGTAGGAACCGCTGGACAAATCTGGCGTTTTCAAGAAGCAAATCTAAATATTGCCGCCATCTAATGAGTAACTTATCTGGAATATATAGGGGTATTGTAAAGAACAATACTGATCCCAAAAAACAAAACCGTTTAAAGATATCTATTCCTCAGTTAATTGGAACTCAAATTACTGATTGGGTAGATGCAGCCGAACCTGCTGGAATACGAACAGACCTCCCAGCAGTAGGTCAAGGTATTTGGGTTTCATTTATTGGTGGAAACATAAACTATCCAGTATGGCTTGGTGCGTTTGGTAAAAATAAAGGTAAGAATAAAAAGATCTTTATTAAACCCTTAGCAAATACAACCTCTCTAACAGGATTGTCGGCACATGTAATAACTGCTAAAAAGTCTGATGGAACTACAGAAGTAGACTTGACCGCTACCTTTATGGCTTTAGCAAATAAGGTAAAGAGTTTAGAGACACGTATGACAACGGCAGAAGGAAAAATAACTACCTTGGAAGGAAAGGTCTCTACCTTAGAGTCACAGATGACAGGAAAAGCCGATACAGGACATACCCATTAATAGTTAAGACAGTAAATAGGGGGCAAACAAGAGAAAATAGACCGTTAGGTCTGAGAGGAAATTAAGTGACAGCAGCATACCCATCGTCCGTAAAGTCCTTTACTACAAAGGTAGACTTTACCGATACCGTCCTTGCCGAGCACGTAAATAGCCTTCAAGAAGAAGTTAACGCTCTTCAAAACAATATTGGCACTCTTATTAAGACAGGCTCTGGTTGGGTAGGAGAGTTTGACCTTGTCACCACTGCTTGGAATACTTTAAAAGATCGTATTGCAAATATTGAATATGGTATAAAAGATATTTACGACGAGTATGTTTCTGATGTAGGTGGTTCAGTAATTGTTTCATCTGCTATTGGAGTAAAGAGTCTAGTAGTAAGAGCAAGGGCTAGTCAGACCGCAAACCTAGTTGAGTTTCAAACTTCAGCATCTGCAGTTGTAACTAAAGTTCTTCCAGACGGAACTATACAGACACGGGGCAAAGAATTAGTACCAGTTATTTATGCAGCAACTCAACCAACTGGAGCAGACTTTGCTGTTGGAACTATTTGGGTTGATTCATCAATTGATGTAGATGCAACCGCAGTTACAAGTAGCGGATCATTAAACGACACTCTAATGTTAATGGGAGGTTAATGTGGCAAAGGCTTCGTATGTATGGAGTGGAAGCGAGTGGGTCCCTGTTGCCTCAGCATTTCCTGCCGCTCACCAGAGAGGTATTGAGAACAGTGCAGCAACTACCTACACCCTTGACGTAAACGATACTGGTAAAGCAATTGTATTTTCAAGCAGCAGTCCTGTAACTGTAACTATTCCAGATGACTCTACCTTTGAATTTGTAACTGGACAAACCTTTATTATCATTCAAAATGGAACAGGAACTGTATCTATAACTACAGAGGATGTGGCAAATCTATATTCTTCTGTTGCAACTGGCACAGTTGATTTAAACAGTCAATACTCAGTAGCAACTCTTATTAAAATTGATAGTGATGATTGGGTTATTTACGGCGATATAGTAAGTCCTTAAGGAGCAGTAGTCTGTGGCTAGATATGGTATAAATTATTACGGCGCCACTAAGTATGGTGCGTTTGTTAAACTTGCTTTTTCTGTAGAGCCAATGTCTGTATTGGTTTTAGACTTTACAAAGGTGTTAATACGTTGGCAAACTCCTCGAGGTGATTTTTCTCGAAT